TAGTACAGGAACTGTGCATATTAGAGAAAATATGTTTGATTTAAGCAACGAAATCATTACATTTGGACCGAGAATGGCTCATGATGATACCATTGAAACTCTTTATTATGCACAATTGCATGCTTTCCCGCCTAATTTCAAGCGAAGAGGTGAAGGAGATGAGCGTACGTGGTACAAACCAAAGCGAAAAGCCAAACATTGGCTAGTCGCATAACTAAAACAAAGGAGAAGTAAGATGGCGTTAATTAAAAGAAGAAAAAAGCGTGTATCTGAAGATAAGTGGGTTTTAGGTGAAAGGCTCACAAAAGCTGGTAGAGAAAGAGGTAGGCGCAGAAGACAAATGAAAAAGATGAGTGGAGTAAAGGTCACTTCACGAATCAAACCTAGCACAGCTGGAGTAAAAGGTGCTAAGGGAACAATAGCTGAGAAGAAAAAAGCTTATGGTATAAAGTCCAAAATAAAGAAAAAGGACTTAGCTAAAAAAGGATCAGAACTTACTAAAGCAGGAGTATATCCAGCATATAAAAAGGAATCCAAATCAGCTGGAAGTTTTAGAGCAGCTAGAAAAAAGGGTTGTGGGGGCTCTGAGGGTGGTACGTTTTCATGGCATGGTCGTAGTTATAATTGCAAAGTTGCTAAACCAACTAAGAAGCAAATGGCTGTAAGAAAAGCGAAAGCTCTTCCTGGTGGGATGAAAAATCCAACCGCTTCAACTTAATATTTAAAATATTAAATGCCTAAATTCGGGTCTAGATCGCGCAATGCTCTGCATAGCTGTGATGATAGATTAAAAAAGGTCTTCAATGAAGTTATCAAGACGGTGGATTGTTCTGTACTTGAAGGTCACAGGGATAAAGCTCGCCAAAACAAACTTCATAAAGAAGGCAAAACAAAAGTTAAATTTCCCAATGGGCGTCATAATAAACTTCCCTCTATGGCTTGCGATGTTGTTCCTTATCCTATTGATTGGAATGACCGTGAAAGGTTTCATCTATTTGCTGGATTTGTAATTGGCATAGCAAAATCAATGGGTATTAATCTTCGATGGGGAGGAGATTGGAATCAGAATTGGTTTGTTGATGATAATAAGTTTGATGATTTCCCACATTTTGAGTTGAGAGAATAATGGCAGGAAAACAAAGATACAAGAAAGAGTCAAAATCAGCTTTTAAGAGAAGGAAGATGAAAAAAGGATCATCAAGAAAGAAAGCAAACAAAAAGGCAAAAAAGGACTATGGCTAGAAATACTCAGAAGAAAAAAGCTCAAGTTAATAAACAACTGTGGGAGAAAGCTAATTCATCCCACAGACAAAGGTGGCAATTCCTTAGTCAAAAAGGATATGACTTTTATTTAAATGAGCAACTAACAAAAGATGAACAGGATGCTCTTGATGAGGCTGGGATGCCTACGTTTGTTATCAATAGAGTAACCCCGATCATTGAAACAATGAAGTATTTTGTTACAGCTAATAACCCAAGATGGATGGCTGTAGGAGCTGAAGGTAGTGATGTAGATATAGCACAGGTACATTCAGATATTGCAGATTATTGTTGGTATCATTCAAATGGTAAGTCTGTATACAGTCAGGTTGTTCTTGATGCTCTCACAAAGGGTATAGGATATTTTCTGGTTCATATTGATAAAGATGCTGATATGGGTAAAGGTGAAGTTAAATTCAGCAGATTAAATCCTTACGATATATATGTTGATCCTATGAGTAGAGATTTTCTATTTAGAGATGCATCTTTTATTACTATATGTAAGAATCTTTCACGAACGCAGTTGATGAATCTTTATCCAGAGTTTTCTGCAAAGATTAAAAAAGCATCAAGGGATTCTTCTGTAACAGTATATTCTCAAAGGGATAGAAATTCTTCTGAATCAGTACAGCCAGAAGATATTACAATGGGTGTTAATCTTGAAGCTGAAGATGACGATATACTTGCATATTATGAAACATATAAAAAGAAGAAGTTTCCATTTGTTAATTTATTTTTAAGAATTCCTCCTACCCCTGAAGAATTAAAACAGATTCAAAGAGAAGTTGATACGGCTGTAAGTGAGTTTACAGATGAGGTTAATGTATCTTTAGAGGAAAAGAAAGTCTCTGTTCAGCAGGCACTACAGGCAGGTGAGATTATTCCAGAGAGGGCAGAACTAGAGATTGAGAATGCTGAAAAGATGTCGAAACAAGCAATTGAAGAGAAAAGACAAGAATTAACATCTCAGGCAATGGATATGATTCAGCGTGTTGAACAGAAAGTTGTTACTGAGAAGGAATATGCGGTTCTTTCAAAAAATAGTGATATATCAAAGAATATAGTAGATGCAGTTAAATTCTATGAGAGTAGGATTGAACTAACGTGTACTATTGGCGATGATGTTTTATTATATGAATATATACAACCTATACAGGATTATCCTATAGTACCATTCCCGTATATGTATACTGGGACACCATATCCGATGAGTGCTGTAACTCCTCTTGTTGGGAAGCAGCAGGAAATTAATAAGGCCCATCAGATTATGTTACATAATGCAAACCTTGCTTCTAATCTGAGATGGATGTATGAAGAAGGTTCTGTTCCAGAAGAAGAATGGGAGCAATATTCTTCATCACCTGGAGCTCTGTTAAAGTATAGGTCTGGGTTTACGCCGCCTACTCCAGTTTTACCTGCTCCCATAAATAATGCATTTTACACAGTAGTGCAGGAAGGTAAAGTAGACGCAGAATATATAGCTGGTATTCCTTCATCAATGATGGGATTTACACAGGATCAACCTGAGACATACAGGGGAATGCTTGCAAATGATGAATTTGGAACAAGAAGATTAAAGGCGTGGATGGGTAGTGTTGTAGAGCCTGCTCTTGAGCATCTTGGAAGAGTCTTTCAAAAAGTAGCTCAAAATACATATTCTATTGATAAAGTTTTTAGAATTGTCCAGCCTGAGGCTGGTCAACAGCAAACTGAAGAAAAGGAACAAAGAATTAATGTGCCGATCTACAATGATTTCGGTGATGTAATTGGTAAATGGATGGATTATGGGGCAGCTAAGTTTGATATAAGAATAGTTGCAGGGACTACAATGCCAGTTAATAGATGGGCTCTTTTGGAGGAATATTTTAGGTGGTTCCAGTCAGGGTTAATTGATGATATAGCAATGATAGCTGAAACAGATATTAGGAATAAAAAGAGTATAATAAATAGAAATTCTATGTTAGCTAAATTAAAATCGCAATTAGAACAAATGGATGAAGCTATAAAAGATAAAGATGGAACTATTGAAACATTAGAACGTCAGTTAGTTCAGGCTGGAATAAAGATGAGGGTTAAGGATGCAGAAGGTGAAGTCAGAAAAGATGTACTTGAAACAGAAGCCCAGCAAAAACTTTTAAGAAATATGATGAAAAATGAATTTGATTCCGCTAGGAAGGACATCCAAAGAGGTGTTCAGAAGGCGGAAGATGATGCAAAAAACAAGCAGGAAAGTGATTGACTTTAATTAATTTCTGTTGGTAAATTAAAAGAAAAGGAGATAGAATGGATCAAGAACAAGTAGGTAACGCTCAAGAAGCCCCTGAAAGTGATGATCTTTCGCAACCACGCAACAGTGGTGATGTCAAAGAGTTTTTCGGGTCTCTAGACCAAACTGTTAATAGTGGTATATTAGATGAAGCTTCACAAGAAACCTCAAATCAAGGTGATAACACACCTCAGAGCCCCAGTGAAGTTCAGCAAGAGGATGTTGATAGTGATTTCGACTATGACACCTTAAACAAGCGGTATAGTGCTTCAAGTAAAGAAGGTAAACGCCTTAATAAGCGTCTGAAGGACATTGAACCATATATGCCGATACTCGATGCGATGAAAGAAGACCCTAATTTAATTCAGCACGTAAGGAATTATTTTGAGGGTGGTGGTCAAGCCCCACAGAGTATGACTGAAAAATTAGATGTACCTGAGGATTTTGTGTTTGACCCTGATGAAGCTTTTCAGAAACCAGATTCAGATTCTGCTAAAGTATTTGGAGCTACTGTTGATGGTATAGTGCAGAGGCGATTAGGCCAAGCATTAAACAATCAAAAAGAGGAAAATTCTAGGCTAAATACAGAATCAGCTTTTCGTCAGAAGCATGATATGAATGATGATGATTGGGCTGAATTTGTAGAATACGCAAAGGATAGGTCTCTATCTTTAGACGACATTTTATTTTTGAAGAATCGGAAGTTAAGGGAAAAGAAAATAGCTAAAAACGCTAGTGGACAGATTGTTGATCAGATGAAAAAGGTGCAAAATCAACCACGAACATTAGCTACATCAGGGAGTACTCAAACAGAAAAATCACCAGATGATCGAGTATTTGAGTCTATTTTGGGAATTGACCGCGAATTAGAAACTGCATTTGGTCAATAGCTGAACTTTTTTTTTCAGTCATGTCCAGATGCTTAATTCCTAAAATAAGGAGAAGGTAAAAATGGCTGATTCATTTAGTCTAGAGAGTGCATTAACTGAGGTTAATCACCCAAGAACTGGTACTACGGTTTTTGATACTGGTGACCTTCGCAGAAGATATAATTTTGGGGATCGGGTATCTGAGCTAAACATAGCACAGGACCCTTTCTTTAGGATGGTATCAAAACTTGCGAAGAAATCCACTGATGACCCTCAGTTTAAATTCACAGAACGCAGACCTTCTTGGCATAAACGGTATGGATACTTAAAGTTCTTTTCTTCAACTGTTAATAATCCAACTACATTACCAGCTAATACAAATAATATTGATGCTGCTGGTAATACGTGGTATGCTCGAGTTGGTACAGATTACGCTAATACAGGCAATCTAGTCAATAGAGTTGGACAGACGACAACATATGAAGAAGGAGATGCTAATACTCAACCATTGTTTTTCGTGCCTGATCAATTAGTCAAGTTCCCAGTAACGCTTGGAAGCGCAACTGGTGCTCTTGATTCTATTGTAGCAAGAATAACAAATGTTGATTTAACTAGTGTATCAAATTACGCTGTACTATCTTTAGTAACAGTTAAGGGTGTAGGGACAGCTGCTTCGGTAGCTAAAGGTATACCCGCTAGTGTACTGCAAGCTGCAGGCGCTACAACTGATTCTGAAGAGACGTTAGCTCCGTTTAAATGCTATGTAGTTGGTTCTGCACACTCCCAGGGTAGTGGTTACCCTGAAACATGGAAAGACCAGCCTTTCTCAACTGGGTACGGATGTACTCAGATTTGGAAGACTGCTATGGCGATGGACAACACAACTCGTGCTACCGTGCTCAAATACGATGCAAGTGAGTGGGCTCGTGTATGGCGTGAGAAGTTAATTGAACACAAATGGGATATTGAACAATCATTACTGTTTAATGGAGCAGCGGCTTATGCTAGTGACCCGTGGTATACTGATGGTATAATAAGTTACATTAGTTCACATGGTAATAGCTTTAGTTTGCCGATAGCTACTAAAACACAGGATGATTTCTTAGATGATATGAGTTCATTCCTTGATCCTCGATACAACAATTCAAATGCGACATTGTTCTTCGTGGGTACAGCTGTGTACAATTGGTTACATAAATTAAGTGGATATTTCTCGAACAATCTTGAAGTTTCACCTAATTTCCGTTCAGACATGGCTCTTACTGGTAAAAAGAAGGTATTTGGTGTAGATATTACAACTATTTCAACTCCGTATGGAGATATGAATGTTGCACGTAATATTCACCTTGATGGAACTAACATTGGTATTCTTGCTTGTAACATGAGACATATGAGTTACAGACCGTTGGTCGGTAACGGATTGAATCGTGATACTGCAATTTATGTTGGTATTCAGACCTTAGAAAATAGTGGCGTTGACCGTAGAGTTGACTTAATCCAAACAGAAGCTGGACTTGAGGTACAAGTACCTGAAGCTCACGCTATCTGGGTTAAATCATAAGGAGGTATGAATTATGGCAAATCCGATGTACGGACAAAACAAGTCTGATAATGCCTTAGATGCAACTAGAAATATGCAACTCATAGATAGTGGTGTAAAACTATCGAGTGCTTCATCAGCATGGACTGCATTAGATGATACCGCAGATGCTGATACTGCTATAGCAGCTATAACTCAACCAGCTGGAACTATTATCAAAGATTTGATTTTAGTTGCAGATTCAGCAGTTACAACTGGTGGAGTTAATGGCGATGGTCTTGATATAAAAATCGGGACTGCTGCAGGTGGTGTTCAATTACTTGCATTAACTGAACTCTTAGATGATGGTGGAGGTGCTGTTACTTTAGCAGCTAATACACCATTATATATCTTTGAGAACAGTCACGGTCATGCAGCTAGTCAGTTTGTTGTAGGAGTTGGTCCTTTTGGTGGACCAACGACAACTGAAGCTATTACTCCAGCAGCTAGTTTATATAGCGGAGCTGAGAGAGAGATACACGTAACTTTTAACCCAATCGATGATGGTTTAGATGCGACTGGTAATGTTAAGATTAGTGTAATCTTTCATCACTTAGATTAAGGAGTTAACTAATGGCTAATGCAAAAGTTGGTTCACATCCTTCGTATGGGTATCAAGTAGCTGAAACCATTACAGAAGCTAAACAGCTTGACCCTAGTG